CAAACACTGCTGGTATAGCCTGTCTGCTGATTTCTTCAATTACGATTGGTTCTCTAGTAACCATTCCTAGTTTAGGACTTGTAATTTGCTTTAGTGCTTTAACAATATCCTTTGCGATATCTTCTCGTTTGCTCATCTAATCAACCTATCCTGCACAAATTCGTGTGTTTCGCCTTCAGCATATGTGCCGTCCTCGTTGCTATCGTATTTGATACCAAACCCGAATTCTAAGTCTAATTCTTCATTAAACTTTTCACGATAAAAGTCAATTTGCTCACGGAAAGCATCACCCTCTGGACGGAAGTTACTCAACATTGGAAAGATGTAGTTTGCAAGTGCTCTGTAAACACAACACTTGGTCCACTGTGTTTCATCTAACTTAGTTGCGTCCCATGCCGCACCAACTCTATGCAGACGATAGATGGTGTTACTGGCATACTCTTGATCAAACCAACGCACTTTAATCATCTTTTCGATATCAGTTTGTGCCTTGTTTAATTGTTCGTCAAAATCACCAATACCATGTTCCGTAATATCTGGAACGTATTCTATTAAGTCTGAGGTTGTTGCGAATGCCATAAGTTTATCCTTTTATATCAGTTATTAAAGAGCTGCGTCACCTGTGATTTTACAACCTTTAACGTTGTCGATGATTCCTGCACCCCATGCTGCTGATGCAACAACTTCAAAACCACGAAGTGATTCGTCACGCTGTAGAGCAATGCGTAGGTCACGCTTAAGAGCCATACCAATCGCTGCTGGGTGGAATACTGCACCAACCATGTCATCGCTTACGTCGATGTCAACTGCTGCTGATTCATAAATGTCAACTCCGCCGATGCGGCCAACAAAGTATTCACGACCTGCTGCATTTGCTAGATCTGGTGAAGCACCGTAGTTGCCACCTGCGTTAAGAAGTGTTTTCTTAACATTGAATGCTGCGTATGGGTGTAGCACACATACTAGGCCTTGCATTGGAACACTGTTTGCACGTAGTGTTGCGGCTGCTGCCATGATTGACTCTGGAGTAACTTCTGTGCCAGCTGCGCCAACACCGTTTGTGAAGCTGTTGAATAGGTCAACAATTGTTTCGTCCATAGCTGCTGCAAGAGCACCACCTAATTGACGTCCAACGTCTGCACCCACATCGCTTGGGCTTGCTTCAACAACGATGTCTTGGATTGTTGACATGTTGCCGTATTCAGCTGCTGTAATGTCAACTGCTGTAACTGCTGCTAGTGCGCTATCGTTTGATAGGTCTGCACCTGCTGTTAGAGCCGATACGGCTGTTGCCGCTGGCCATACTGGGATGCTTGCTGTTAGGCCTGGTGTGCCTGTCATATCATACATGGTAACCAGGTTACGTAGCATAGCATTTTCTTGGAATGTGTATTGAGCTGCTTGTGAGATATTCTCGTATAATACGCCGCTACCTACACCGGTATCAATTTCGTTTGCCATCTTTTAATTCCTTTTGCTATATTAAGATGAATAGAACTTACGAGTGCGTTTTGGATCCATCAATTCTGCATATATCTTACGGTGTTCTGGATTTTTCATGTCTAAATCACTTAAAGATAACTGCTCTGTTTTTGTAGGACGTGGATTACTTTGTGTTCCTGCCCCTGCTGGATTACTGGCACGGAAATAAGGTTTTTGATCTAAAAACTCTTTTACCGCTGCTTCAATGCTCAATGGTTCAGCACTTGCTGCATCATAACGAACATCTCCGCTACCATCTAACACAATTGGATTGCCATTGCTGTCCAATTGAATACTGCTTTTCATTAACGCTGCTACATCACTTGGTGAAACTGCACCATATTTTGTTGCGGCATCTAAAACAGCACCATCTACTCTTACACTTGTTAACTGTGAGCGTAGATTGTTGATTTCGCTATCGTATTGTTCCTTTTGTTGTTTAAGAACATCTTCAAACTTCTGCTTGCGAATTAACTCATCTCTCTGAGCTTTTTCTTTCGCTGCTTTTAGTTCTTGATACTCCGAAACATCGATGTCACCAAACTTCTGTTTAGCCATCTTTTCTGCTCGTTTTGCGATCATAGCGTTTACTTCTTCTTGTGTAAACATACGTTCGCTCTGAGCCTGGTCCTGGATGATTGTTTCTTCAGCACTGTTAGCATTAACTCCAGTAGTCTCGCTGGCTGTGTCCAATGTTGTTTCGGTCATTGTCCCGTTACCTCCTATTGAGTAGTGTTACTATTTATTGATTACGTATTCTAGCTATAACAGTATCAGCAATCTCAGGATGCATACCCTTGATCTGATCATCACTATAACCTTCTGTAACCATTTCTTCGATGTGCTCTAGCACAGTTTCTGGTGTCTGTGTTGGATGCACTTCACCGTTCAAAACAGGGGTTCTAATACTATCCAATATCTGATTGAGTGTTATCTCATCATCAATTAGTAGTTTAGCCACCTGCACTTGAATTTCTTGACTGAGAGCCGGCACAGTAACAAACTCGTTTGCTTTACGGAGTAATTCTAAATCACTGTGCTTGTCTCTAATATCGAAACTTTTCTCATATTCAATCTGGAAATCAGCATCTGGTTGGATGTTTTGCCAATTGAAGAAAAGATCCCATATTTTGTATTCTGCTTCTTGTAGTATTTCTGCAAAGTCTGATAGCCTGCTGTTAAGCATTTGCATTTCAGTTTGCAGCGCAACTCCTGACATTGGGCTGCCTACAGTGCCACGCATACCTGCTACGTGTGCCATTTTGTCAATAGCATCTACATCCATCTGAATACTATCCAAAATACTCTGGATAGTTGAGCCATTTGGCTGGAGCAAGTATGGATTCTTGTCTGCCGGAAGATCTTCTGGAACGGTTATAACCGCACCTGCTCCAGCCGCTGCCTGCGTATCAGCGGTTTTAACAAGTGTTGGATGGCCACTAATGCGGATACTTTGTTCTAGTTCGCTTAATCTATTATAGATTTGACGCTGTGTATCAGCAATGTCTGCAATTTGACTGTGTCCATCATCTGTGCTTACACGGAATGCTGGAATGTATCCCAGTGGATTTAAATATTCTTCTGCTTTAAGAACTTTACCATATTCAATCTCATCATTGTATGCATACTCATATGCACCGATTGAACCTTTGCTTACGATCTTTTGTTTGAATCCTTTTTTCTCTACCCAGTAGCGTTCTACTTTTTCTGGATACCAAACAACTAGTTGATCATATTCATCACCACTGTGTTCAATAATTTTAAGATATGTTAATTCATTTCTGCCAGTAATTGTTGGTGTATATTCCCAATCTAATACATTGCCTGGCACATAGGCATTTACGTATGCACGAATGCCCATTTGTAATTCTTCTGCACGTGTAAGTGTTCTATACGCTGGACGATCAACAATCAACCACATGCTACCGTAAACCATTAAACTGTCTTGAATCTTTTTCATGAATGCATTTAAGTCAGTGCCTTTAAGGTCAACATCACTCATAAACTGAGTAACATCTGGCAATGAGACTGTGTTGCTCAATGTGCGTGTTGGACTTGTTCTAAACAAGTAAGAACGATAAATGTGAACAATTGATTTAACGTGATTTTGTAACGCTGTGTTTAACAAACGCTGACCGTATTGATCACCAGGGGCTGCATCTTCGTTTAAGTATTTGCGAAGGTATGCTCCTTCACGGTATTCATTACCACCAATATAACTTCTATAATAATAGTCCCAATCCTGGACATATTCACTATATTCTGGATGGACCTGTTTAATCTCTTTATCAGTAAGCATTTTCTATTCCTAAAAGTGTCCGAACACTGTTGTTGAATCTTCTCGAACTGGACGCCTAATTGGGAAGTGATACACAACCAAATATCCCAGAGCATCGACAAGGTGATCAAACCCACTATTTTTATCGGGCACTCGAGTATCACCCTTATAGGTTTGTTTTTCAACACATTCGATTAATCGTTTACATGTATTATTTAGCATCAAACGAACTTGCCCATTTGAGCTCTTAAATGCGCTGTTAACTGCGGCTAGTCTATCTTTTACGGGAGGATTACGATTCGGCGAACGAACGTCAAATCCGTTCTGTCGTAAAATATTATGGTCACTGGAACCTTTTGTATTGTTGTTACCGCCACTAGCATCTGGATAGACAAAGATCCTTCTTTTCCCGTATCTCGATTTGATTTCATCACACATCTCCTGTGTGTTACTGCCGTATATCTCTACAGCATCTATAACATAAAGCCTATCTCCACGTTTAACACTGATCACTGCTGCCATTGGATTTGTGTTAAAGTCCATGCCAATGTGCAGCATTTCTCTATCATCAAGTGGTGGATCAAAGTGTCGATTGTCGTATAATTGACTTCTATCAAACGCATAATATACAGCACCAGCATAGGTTTCAAATGTAGCCATATATTCTTGACGGAAGGTGCGTTCATCTAAGTCATGCTGGGCTGCCGTTATTTCACTTTCTTCAACATTGCCACCATCCAGTGTTGTATACTGATAACTACTCCAATCATCAAAGTCTGGGTTTTGTCCTTGATCCCATAAATCCTTTGCCCAGTTACCCATACCTTTGGGTGTGCCAATAAACAATGCGTGTCCTTGTCTATCAGATAATGCTGGGCGTATTACTTCAGTCCAGGTTTCGTGTGCAATGTCTGCAAATTCGTCAAATACTACAAAGTCCAAACCTAAACCACGCATACTGTCATAGTTGTCTGCACTGCGTAACATTATTTGACTATCATTAATTAGTGTGATAGTCAGTTCGCTTTCATTAACTTTTTTAATCCAGCGTTGTTTGCTGAGTCTGCTTTTTAAATCAGTCCAGATAGTTTGTTTGGCTTGTCTATAACTGGGTGCAATATAACATACTTTGCGATCATTGAAACGTGCAAAACGTGCCATTTCACGAACACTCATGTAAGTTTTTCCGAATCGTCGACCGCAAACTGCTACCCTAAAGCGACTTTCATCATCGCATATTGATTGCTGTGCTGTGCTTAGTGGCATTATCTGCTACGCTTTTTTGACTTCTTTTTCTTTGGTTTCATTGCCATTGTTTTATATCCACTTGAATATGCTGCACGAGCTACTTGCTCGGCTTTTCGTTTGGTTCTGAAAGGACCTCTCGATCCCCAATACCAATCACGATTTCTTCTTCTAATAGGCATCTGCTTCTCCACGGTTGGGTCCAGGGTCTGTTAACCTGTTCCCTATACTTACTTGCCTGTCGTTCTTCATTTGTAAATGGTTTAATCATTTTTTTTACTGTGCTGGGTCACTCTCACTCACACCCATTTGGGCCCAGGCTGCCATGCTTGCCAACTCCAATACAAAGGTGACAAGTTTTTTTGTCCTTTTAAATTCCTAAAACGGTTACCAAACCTTGCTTGAAAGGCTGCTCTACGCTCCGGATCTTTACGCTTTATGCTTAGATTAGGATCACCAAATCTCACAGTATTGATGCGTCCTGTTTGTTTATTTCTTACGTTAACAGCGAACTTTTTAGGTCCGCCTGGTGTTCTATATGGTTTGTTTAATCTTCTTGCCATTAGAAATACATGTTTCCTATTGCACTTGCTATGATAAGACCGCCAATCCACCAGATACGATTATCCACCTTTTCAACAATTTTACGCAGGCTGGCCATATCTTTTTCAATATGGGCAAGGTGATTGTTTTTGATAGCTTCAATATCTTTTTCAATCTTGATAATACGCTCTCGATTTTCCTGAGTTTCTTTCATAACAAATTTTCCCCTGTCAGTATATTTATTTGTTGACACATTGGCGTTTTCGTGCTACTATGTAATTGTATTTTTTAGCATGAGTTGGATGTATAAGAATACATCTGATATCTTAATAAGAACACCTGGGCAATGCGTTAGCTGTCCAGGTGTTTTTTTTGTTGACAAATATAAATGCTTATAATATATTATATATGAAAGCGTTAATAGGAGACAACGTCGTGACTAATATTGAAGATCTAATTAAAGGTATATTGTTTGGATCACTTGCATTACTGTTTGTGTGTTATGGACCAATTGTTTGGAATGTAGATTTACCAGATTATAATGTTCTTGCACAAGCTGTTGATAAGATTGATTGGTATTGTGGCAATCCTCTAGTGATGGAAGATCGTTGTTATACTATAAAATTTCATCCCATTGCCACTGTCTTTATACCAACAGATTTGCAGTTTATTTCTGAATTGTAATAAAAAAGCCCCAGTGGGGCTTTTTGTTGTTATACGTGTATTAATTAATCATCAATCCAAGGAAGTGGTGCACGATCATCGCCAGTTGTCATTCCTTGATCACTCATTCCCAGCATATTCTTCGCTAAAAATATTTGTATTGTAGGATTACGATGATCAATAGCGTTTTGCATCATTGCACGGCGTAATCTTACTTTACTGTTTTCCTGACCCAGTGTAAATGCTTCACAAACATCTTTGCGGCGTTTCATAGTATCTTCGCTTATGTCTAGTATTACAGCTATTTCTCTTTTAGTGCAACCTACACTAGCCATGCGTTCTATCTGACCTAAATCTAAATCTAGTTTTGGTCTGCCACGTCTTGTTTTGGCTGGCTCTTCTTCCACCTCTGAGTTGGTGTCATTCTCAACCTGATCTTCTGCCATCAGTATGCTCCTTGTTAGATGGGGGGGTATTATACCCCCCTGATATTTTAGTGTAGATTAATCCAACTTCCGTTTTCATAGCCACGGAATCTGTTTGTTGTTGTATTGTAATACATAGAACCGTTTGTGGCTGTTCCTGGATCACTAGCTAGTTGTTGTAGTTGAATTACACTATCAAATTTAACATCACCAGCACCAGTAATAGTTTGGTCTGTGCCATCAGTGCTGAATGTTAAATCAGCATTCATAATTTGGACTTCACCTGCACGTGCTACCAGTAGGTTATCACTACTAAATCCAGTAACACCATCATCATATGCTTTAAGGATGAATCCATTACCTGATGTAGAATTGTAATCCATATACTGATATCCAGCATAACATGTGCTGTCATTACCTTCACGAATAAACTGTATGCCGCCAGTTGTTTGTCCACTGGCTAGTGCTGAGTCTGCATTGTTAACAACGTTAATGCTACCGTATTCGCTATTTCTTTTTGCAGTAATTGAAGCGGCATATGAATCTCCCGTATTCTCAATACCACTTGTCGCTAGTTTGCCATCAGTAAATGTTGCAACTGGTAAGTCATTGCAATTAACGGCGATTTCACCATCCTGGATTTCTACAAAGTCTGTTCCGTCTGGTGATTGTAGACGGAAACCATCATTGCTAACTGTCTGAATGTAGAATGTTCCGCCAGCTGCACCATTTAGTGTTAACAGGTCAACTCCAACACCGCCACCCAAACGCAATGTAGTATCGCCGCTGTCAGCAATGATATCCAATCTACCAGTTGTGTTGATTGTTTGGTTTGTGCCATCACTGCTCATTGCTACGTCACTGTCCATGACATTAAACACACCAGCACGTGCTACTATTAATTGGTTGGTTCCAAAAGTGCTTACACCATCATCATATGCAAGAACAGTCAATCCATTGCCATCAGTGGTGTCATAATCCATAAATGCAAAACCAGCATAACATGTTGAACCACTGGCTTCTCTAACCCATTGTAAACCACCAGTTGCTTGTCCACTGGCTAGTGCTGATCCATCGTTATTTGAAATGTTAAGTGAACCATATTGATTGCCACGTCTTGCCGTAATTACTTCACTGCCAGTGCTTGCTGTGTTTGTAAGTCCAGCTGTATTAACACTGAGACCACTGAGATCCAGTGTGTCACGATTTGCTGAATTAACTGTAATACTGCTACCATCATCTTCAAATGCTAGTTCACCATTCATAAATTTGGCACTGGCTTTTCTCAATCTTGTTATATCAAATGTTGAAAATCCACTTACACCATCATCATAACCCAAAACGATCAATCCGTTTTTTTCAGTGGTATCATAATCCATAAATGCAAAACCAGTGTAAGCTGTTGCATCATCTGCTTCTCTAACCCATTGTAAACCACCAGTTGCTTGCCCTGACGCTATATTGCCACTGGCATTATTGGTGAGGTTGATGCTACCATATTGGCTAGTTCTTTTAAAATCACTAGCACTACTTGCATTGATTGATATTGGTTGTGTGCTGGTTAATGAACTGCTGGGATCATGCACGATGCCTTTGATGTTATCACTACCATCACGATAGTGAATAACTTGGTCTGCCATGTTTAAGGCTACTTCGCCTACTTCAATATCACCAGTTGTTGGTGCGTTACCGCTTACGCTACTGCGCTTTAATTTAATTCTATTTGCCATTTCGATTCCTTATATAAGTTTAATAAGTTCCGCCATCTACATCAATATTGAGATCTTCGACGAAAGTTTTTGTAACTCGGGCATCAATCGCCGAGTTGGCTTTTGCTGTGGTATAATATTCGTTATCACCTTCAGCTAAATCTGTTGTTGTATGGTTTGATAAACTTGAAACTGTGCCTGTAACCGCTCCAGTTAGGTTGCCTTCAAAGGTGGCAGCAACAAATGTTTCACTGCCAACAGTCCATTTATCAGATGTTTCATCCCATATCAGTGTTTTGTTTGGTTCAGTTCCGCCGCCACGATTAATTTCAATACCAGCATTTTCAGTTGGTGATGAACCAGTGTAATTGCTGTTTAAAACAACAGTGTTGTCTGCAACAGTAAGTGTTTCTGTATTGATTGTAGTTGTTGTGCCACTTACAGTTAAATCACCATTAACAATGACATCAGTTGCTGTTAAGGTATTGGCGCCTAAATTTAATCCACAACCAACAGTTAATGTTCCACTTGTTGAAGTTGTAAATGTTTTTGTTACATCAATAACAACGTCACCATTAAGTTCGATCTGTCCAGTTGCAGTTGTAAGTTCAATATCTGCACTGTTTGATGCTGTAAGTTGAATTGCTTGTGCGCTGGTAATTTGCGTATTACCTGTGCCAGTTGTTCTTACACGTAGGTTTTGATCTTCGTCTGTTTCAACTGTAATTGTGCCAGCGTCATCTTCAATAACTTTTTTACCGTTAACATAAAGAGAGCCTGGTCCAATGTAAACGTCACGCCATTGTTTTGTTGAGCTACCTAAGTCATATGCAATGTCAGTATCTGGTATAATGCTGCCATCCATTGTTAACAAATGACTGCTTACACGAGCATCAGTATAGTAAAGCGGTCCATTTTCTGGAACAATGCTGGTGTCTAGTGTTGCTGTTGAACTAAAATTGCTGGCATTACCAATAAAGATTTTGCCATCATTTAAGTTTGGTGTTGCAGCACCACGTCCTGCACCCTCAATAAGTCCACCACCGTTGCTAACGTGTCTTTTAGTAACAACACCCAAGTTTTGTAGTATGTTGCCTTCACCAGCAGGCTTTGTGTTTGTATATCCACCACCTGCAGCAACCCAAATAACATCACCTGGTTGAAAATCAGGTGTTTGTGTGTCAATGCCTTGTATTTGACCATATAATAGTAAATCGCCTTCAGCATCAATCGCTAAGTCTTCACCCAAAACACCAATTGCTGGCATTTTATCTGGATTACTTGCATCTGCGGCTGCTACTTGAACAGTTTGTCCACTTGCACCAGAATCAAGTGCATATACTGGTGTGCCTTTGTCTAGTGCAACCGTGTCTTTGTTAACAGCGGTATAAACAACGTTGCTTGCTTGTGCAACGACGGCTGTTGTTAAATCTGGTGGTGTGTATGTAAACACGCCACTGGTATTGTTGTATGTTAGTGTGCCTGAACCATCAGCAGTTGCTTGTGTTACACTTAGATCTGTTAATTCAATACCGCTGACATCATCAATCCAATCATAATCACTGCCTGTCCAACTTAATATTTGACTGGCAGTTGCAGTGCTGGTGTTTAAATGTGCATCAACATCACTATCAGTATAGTGTGTTGGTGAATCAACACTTAATGTTACATCATTGGCATTTTGAGTAGCTGTAATTCCAGTGCCACCGATAATTGTGCGATATCTAAAGTCCGCACCAACTTTTTCTTTAAATATTTCAGCACCAGTGCCAACATTTTGACCAGTGTTAACTTCACCTTGACCGCTAATGCTTACATTTACTACATCGGTGCCTTTGGATATCACTACGCTTTCGCTCATTTTACTTCCTTAATCAGTAGGTTGCTTCTGGTTTAATTTCCAGTTTTCCCCATAATACACGACTAATATCACCGCCACCTGTTTCCATTTCTAAATCGAAATACCAAGTGCCTGGTTTCATCGCCGCTGTTTGGGTATCCGTAAGTGCAAAGTTTACAACACCACCAGCTTCGTCTGTAATATCTGCTGTAAAACTCACTACGTCATCATCATTTTTATGATGTTTATATCTTGCTTTAGCACGAAATTCGTAGCCAGTTAAATCTTTGGCTACGGTATTTGTCGTGTCTGTAAAAAAATTCAATGTTTCGGCAAAATCAGTGCCTTGGTCTACTTGTAGTAGCACTTCGTTTGTTGTGCCGTCAATCACTGTTAGTGTATTTGCCATATCTTTATCCTGTTATCATTTGAACTACTTGTGCTGCAATCCATACAAAGATAGCAATATATGTGAACGCAAGTAATCCGTTTATCATTTTAAGACAACTGATTGTTAGCTGCCGTATTTGTGCTTGTTCCAATACTTCATTGGGCAATTTCATGCTGTGCTCCTGTGTTACTATTTAGTAAATAGTGACGAGGGGCTCCGGCCCCTCGACTGTGCTTGAGGGTGGGCGATAATCTAACTATTGCTCACCCTTTTTGTCTATGTAATACCAATCCACATGTTTGGGTTTATTAATGCGATAAATTACTTGCATTGATTGCATGCCATGATGTCTTCCAGCACTTGCAATACTGGGAAAATCACCAGCTGGTGTGTGAACAGGTCTCATCATTTTTGTGCCAGTTTGAATAACTTTCATAGTTAATTCAGCTTTGGTTATTTTGTAGATATTATCTAAACAAAAGCCCTGACTTTTATCATGCAATGCCATAACCAAGCTCTCTGGTTTAATACCACGATTATCAATATCATCACCCCACCATTCATACCATTCATCAAATGTTAAATTCCATTCGAGGTTTCGTTGTTTTGCTGCGGCAATTTGTGCTTTATATGGTGTTATATAATCTAATGGATTTCTTTCAGACATCAAATAGGTCCTTTCTTAAGTATACTGGTAGTGCTTCACCACGCATTTGATAAATTAGTGTTTCAAAACGTGTATGGTCGCTGGTTTCATGTGCAATTTCAACACGACTATCACCATCTACATAATATTTGCCAGTATTTGGCCCACGTTTAATTTCTTTTAGTTTTAGATTAATCAAAAAGTAAAAGCGATCAGGATTTTCCACTATTCTTTGCCAATGTTCATAATTTTTATGATCAGTAACGACATATGTTTCATACACATCGCCATTGACAATATCAGTGAGTTCTATTGTATACATATCATCACCATTACGGCTTGATCCGTATGTTGTATTTGTAACTGTGAATACTTCTCTACTAATATTTGGTAACATTTTAGTTGCCCTCACCTTGGTGCTTTAATCTCCAATATTCTTCCATAATGTGAATACTCAAGCTATCAATAGTTTGTCGGTAGATTTCTCTTTTATGAGATTCATCATAATCCGGATTCAAGTTCATCAAATGTTGCAGTGCAACACCATTTAGATATTTTATTTGTTCTGCATTTAACATGTTTTCTCCTTAAAATTTGCCACCATCTGTTTCCAGTGTATTACGATCATATTCCAATCTTTCAACTCTATCCTCTAACTTTTTTACCATCGATAATAGGTGGTTGAATAGAATGATTAGTTCATTTGTGTTGCTCATTTGTTTTTCTCCTAGCAATATAGTATAATTTACTATAATAGTATTTATATGTCAACTAAAAAAAGGGCTGATAATGGGCTATTTTCTGCATTTTTTGATTGACTAACTGACTTTTATCGAGTATAAATACTTTTGAAGACAGTTAAAGATTAGGTTTTATCTTGATATGTTAAAGCCATATATCGAAGATACTTTTTGCGTGTTATTTCCTTAGTGATACGTATATCCTAGCTAAATGTAACCCTGTCTCGCCTTTTTACCTTTAGGCACCTAATCGGTTACATTGTTAGATCTCGTTGTATATAATTAATAATTTAACTGGGCAGTGTTTAACACTGCTCTTTTTTTTTGGCTTGACATTTTTGATTTTTCGTGCATAAATAAACATGTAGGGTTAAAACAACAGATTGATCCCTGTTGGGCTTTTTAACCTTTCGTGCCACCCTACAACACAAACTACGAAAGGTTATAAACGAAAGGAAATATATTGAAAAATCTATCCATTAAACACGACAATCATACTGTTGAAATCGGTCCAGGCTCTGGTCCGCATTATGCATCATTGCGTTGTAAAGATTGCAATGTTCATATTGCTTGGTTGAGTAAACACCAATTCTTCATTGCAGCAAGACACATTGGTGTTGCCGCTATTGAACGAATTAACGAAATTAAAGAATTGAACGAAGTAACGAAGTAACGAAAGAATAGTTACTACTTCTTCTTTCTTCGCTTCGCTCTTAAACGAAAGACTCGCTCTGCTCGTCAAAAGAAGTTCGCAGAGCTCACACAACGAAAGGTAAACACAAATGAAACTCAAGAAGTCAAACAAGAAACAAATCAAAGATACTGCTTACGCAGAAGTGCCCTTCCCGGTCACTGAAATGAACTCAATACGAATTGCGGTGTATGACAACGAACCGCTTCGCCCAAAAAGCGAATACTTAGCTGGTCGCTTCGTAATAGAAGTCAATGCGGAGTTTCTCACTCCTCAGGACAACTGGCAAGGACAAACATCAATCCAACTACGTAACAGGACAAGTGAACTAAAAAACATCAAATACAAAATACCAACAAGTGCAAGTGAGCAATACCAAGCATGGTATAATGAAGCATTCAATGAAATGCAAATGTTTGAAGTCAATAACGGCAACAGCACAACTCACACTAAACTAGGAACTAGATTACGTGTCGGCGATAGCACTGCGTTCCGTTCCGTATTAGGTTGCGTAGCAAGTGTAACCTGGAACAGCAAAGATGAGCCCACGGTATTATTACAAATGGGCGAAGCTATGTTAGATGCTGATGATCAGATATTTGTAGATGGTTTTTGTGAAGAGATACCATTAGAAGATAAGCGTGTGCATGGTAACATGATATTATGGCAAGAAACTATGGAATTGGAAGTTTAACTTTTCCAATTGGAATAATAACCTGCCTCTTTTAAACGGGCTTTTTCTTTAATGAGATCTTCTTTGCTCTGAAGTATGATTAAAGGAATACCAGGTGATGGTGTTCGGTAATTTCCGATATACCTAGGCGTGTTTGGATGATGCCATAAAGCTGCAATCTCTGGATACTCAGTTTCCGTTTCTATGCATTTGTTATCAAGCCAAACATCACTTTTCCCGATACAATATACAGCAACGGCAAAGGGTTTTAACGTATTCCATGTGCAAGATATAGTATGCAAAACCTCCGGGCTATACTCTACTATATGAACTCGGTGAATTTGGTTTTCAAGAGCTGGACACAGTGCCCACCCATTCATCTTTGGTGAGGGTGTGCTGATCTGTTCTAGGTATCGTTTTATTTTTCTTCCACTCATAGTAGTCTACTGGCCATTTCGATTGAAAAAGGGTTTCAAAACCCCAATGTGATAAACTGTGTAATTCACAGGCTTCTTCGATAGGTAGTCGGTCATATATATGTGATTCACATATACGTATTACATGTTTTCGCATTGTCGCTTCATCCCGGCGATGCCAGGGTTCGTCTTTGGGTTTAACTCCACGGTGTGATGGTGCCATTGTTGGCAATTTATCCTGCTCAAGTTCATAACCACGTTTTGGTTTTTGTCTTTCCCAATAATAAACAATACCGTCAGTTAAACGTGCTAATTCATATACTCCTGTGGATTCAGTATAAAATGAGAATATACCACTTCTGCCTGGTAATTGGCCATACAATGTTCGCCCATAAATTAAAGGTCTTGTGCCTGCAACTGCACAACAGATGTTGCCTACATCCGTAATACTTTGTATTAATTTGTGTGGACTGGTGATACCACGTATCCAATAATATTCACCAGCTAGGTGAACTTTGTCTTTTATTAGTTTCATTTTACCTCATGGGTTTTATGTTATATAATTATAGGATCTGGCACTAGTATGAACCGCCGTCGATGTCATACAAGTTTAACCATTCAGTGCCATCATAGTAGTATGGTGCGTTGTTTTCATCTGTTACTCTAACCATGTCGCCTGTTGCTGGTGAGCTAGGTAAGCTACCACTAGCATAAGGTGCAAGGTTAAGACTGCGATAAAGTGCAGTTCTATTTTCAGCTATCTTAACAACTTCGTTTACTGTAAATGTGCTAACACCGTCGTCATATGTTTTAAACAGGAATGCATTGCCATCAGTGCCATCATCATATTCTGCACCCAATAGCACTGGATATGCTGTTCCGTCTGTTGCTGTAATTTCCCAACCAATTAGTTGAGATTGATCTCCAGCTGCCAATGCTGCGCCTGTGGCGTTAGCAATGTTTATACGGTATTGGTTTTCGCCAGTGCCAGTGTCAAATTCTATGCCATCAAACGAACCATCGCTTTTAAGTGTGGCTTTGTTATTGGCAATAAATCTACTATTACTAACTTCAACTGTGTTTTTAATCTCAAGTTTCTTGCTTAATGTGCCAGCATCTTGGACAGTAAAATCAAAATAACCAGATTCACTTGCAGCGGTTTTATCATCAACCCCCATGTTTATTCTGGCAAATATTTTGCTTGTGCCAGCACCATTTTCACTTTCAGCCAATATTGCAGTAATATCGCCAGTAATTCCGTTACTGGTAGTATTTTCAAATGCTAATTGAGTAGCACTGGTATTTGGATATAGTAGTTCTGCTATATTATTAAACACCACACGAGTTGTTGGTTGAATTTCAATTGTATCTGTTGGTGTCCAATTACTGCTAGATCGATACAGTATATCACCAGTGCTAGCACCACTGGTAACATTGCTTAAATCTTCTAAAACTTCGCCAGTGATATCTGTTAAAAAGCTAGTTGCGGTATTTTCCCAAGCACTGCTAGTGCTGTTGTAAACAAGATAATCACCATTGCTGGGTGTTGGAGCCGTAACATCACTTAAATCACCAATTGATTCGCCAGTGATATCACTCAAATAAGTTGCTGATACATTTTCCCACTGACTACTAGTGCCATTGTAAATTAGATATTGGCCATTGCTGGGTGTAGTAACAGTTACATCAGTTAAATCATCTATATCTGTTACACCAGCAGCTAGTGTAACTGCTTCCCAATTGCCAGTAGCGTTATTATAAACTAAGGCTTGCCCATCACTAGGACTTGGAACATCTACATCAGTTAATCCGTCTAAATCAGTTGTAAGTGTAACTGTTTCGTTAATCCATTGACTAGTTCCGCTATCATAACGCAGAAATTGATCATCTGCTACACTGGTAATAGTAACATCACTAAGAGCAGTTAATCCAGTTATTTCACTGTTGTTGACGTTTTCCCACTGACTACTAGTGCCGTTGTATACTAATATTTGACCATCAGCCGCAGCCGTAATATTAACATCTGTAAGAGCATCCAAATCTGTAATGATGTCATTGGCATCACTAACGTAATTAAAATCTTGATTGATAACAATTTTACTCATAACGTTGCTGGGTCCTCTTCATCATATACGCTAGCATTATATTCTTGCAATTGGACTTGAAGTGTTCCATCAGCACGTAACTTTACATCCATTACTCTATAAACTGTTGGTGCATCATCTGGCAAGAACGGATGTTCAAATGTAATGATGTCCATGGGCTCTATAGTTTGTTTTGTGTGTGGCAGTGTTAATTCTACAGTTGTATCATAACGACTTTGCTTCATTAATTCATTAGCAATAAGTTTTGCACGGTCTGGGTCTACAATTAAATCTAATCCAATTTCTTTTTGCAAAACCAATTCATTATCAGCAGTTTTAAATGTGCTGTTGCTTACAACAACACTGCCTTGTTGATAATCATCATCTAGATTTGTAAAGCGGACTTTAACACGGTTAAAACGATTCTTTTTGTTTCCAAAACCCATATTCCAGTTATCAACAATGTGACTGTCTGTAATTGTGTCTGTGCTATTTCCAGTTTTAAATGGTATCAATTTGTAGCGTCCATTGCTGAATGTTAATGCACTATTGCAACATGCAAGTATGCGTTGTGTATTTTCATATGTAGTGTCATCAGTGCCTAGTGCACCATCTAATACATATTTAGGTGCACTCAAATATGTGTGAGTTTGCTCATAATAATCTTGTGCATCTTGGAAACTAGTGATATCCAATAAACTATCATCGAAACCTCTACCATATATGTCATGTGTCAAATAATCACAAACAATATCAGCAGGATCTTTTGAATACACTTCAGCACCAGCCAAGTTATCTACATCACGAACCTTGCGCCCTTTTACTTGGAATGTAACCGTGGGCAGACCACTAAATGCATCACGATTATATTTGAAGCGGATATAGGAGTATACAATGCCGTTGCCGACATGGTCGCTTGTCCATTCTGTAAAACGAGACACAAGGTTCGCATCTGCAGTGGTTTGATCCCCAAGATGGTTTGTTATCTCAAGTAGACCACTGTAGTCAATATTATCTTCTCCAGCACTCAGTGCAATACCAGTTGTGTTGTCAAATTCTGGATCACTTGCACCTATGGCAGATTTATTGTAAACAAGCAAGTCATTAAAATAAATTTCTGTGATGTCTTCAATAGGTCCTTCACATATTGTGTAAACAATATGCAAATATTCTGTGCCAGCTGCACCATCTGCCGCTGCACTACGCATAAACGTTCTTGTAGCACCTACTCTACGTTCACCATACACAACTGGTATTGGATCATTGTTTGAGTTTTTGTTAACAAGCATACCTGGGTCTTGGCGTTGTTTTTGCTTTGACATCATCTTGCCAACAAGGAGTGCTGCCCCAACAACAATTAAACCGCCGATGAGGATTGCTGTAAGACTTGTTGCTGCTAATGTAATACCAAAGAAGCCTGCTGCCCCTGCTCCAATGCCACCTAAAATAGGAAGTGCTACTGCCATTTAAATTCGTCCTTTATGGTTTCCAGGATATTTCCTTAAGAACTTCCTTTGAAAACTCAAAGAACTTATCTCCTGGATAGTAAAATTGCTGCTCATCATCATTGGTGCGGCGTCCACTTGTGCGTTCAAAGTCTACAAATTGGTTTGCCGCAGTTCCGCCTACTGTTAATATTTCACCATCGTCTTCACATGCAGCACTGCTAAAACGACCTTCAAATATTTTAAATGTGCCAATTATTCCATCACGATATAATTGACGATATATTCTAACCTGTCTATCAATAAAATCTGTGTTAACAAAATACCCAAAATCAGCTTGTCTTAATCCAGTTAATGTGATAGTAAGCTCTGCAATTTGCATTTGTGTATTTTCTTGAACATCACTAAATCCTAGAAAGTTTCCAAGAGCTTGGTAAGTATTGCCATCATAAGTTGTATCCCAGGGGCCGTTGGTAAAACGATGAGTCCCATCATCTAATTCAATCTCCAGTAATTCAAAACCTGTAATGTTATTTTTTGCAATTTCCGCCTGTGTGGCTGCATCCATGTCTCTGTTAGCCATTGTGTCTCCAGATCTTAATTTTTGGATCTGCCCAATTTATACGATCACTAGGAACAGACATATAGCCATAATCAACGTCCATACTATGCGCACGATTGAAACCATAAATGTGACCACAAACAAAGCCACGTTTTTCATAAGTGATAATATCACCGTCAGCAACTTCATCAACTTCCACAAATCCTGCTTCTTCAAGTCCAGCATCTAATTTTTTATAATCCCTTGTAAAACGAAACGCAGTTTTTGCATCCCAATATTTTCCTCTAACATCTTTTATTATATTTGATCCAGTTAACCAGTCAACATATTCTACAATAAAAGTATTGCAGTCTGTCCAACCCCACTGAAAATCATCTGGCTGATGTTGCAATAGGTATAATTTTAATCCGTCTATATTCATTATACTAGGTCCATATCTACTTTAAAACTTACAAAGTTTCCTGTTGGGTGAAAGTCAAACTCTACATCATCATCAGTTAACATACACGTTGCATATGTGTAACCAGTAAATGGTGCAATAGCTTGTGATAATACATCCAATGC